TGGGGGAGGAATACCCGCACGAACCACGGTTGGAGCAACTATAGTTTGACACACTCTGATAACTCTCTGTGCATTTTTCACACTGTTATCAAAGTTCATCCTAATTTTGGTGCGAAGTTCCCTTGCTGTGAGCTTTACACGTTTACCCTTGACAGTTTTGGTGACCCGAAGACCTTGCTTCTTGGCTTTGTTTTTTAATTCAAGATACTGCATCTACTATTGGTTGAGATTATTAAATCAATATAAAATCAGATCAAGAAAACTTTTCAGATCACCCGTTTCAATAAGTCTGGCGTATAACATACCTTCCTGATCAAAATAAAGTGGATTTACATTCGCCCTATCAAATACATTTTTAAGTTTAATTTTTATTTTGTCTAAATGCATCAATACTTTGGATAATATATCAAAATCTAGGGTCTGGACACCCATACGGAATGCGACCTTGTTTACACTATATTCACCCGTATCAGTTTGAACAAGAAAATGCCTTTTTATAAATTCTTCTATTTCGTTTCTTGGGCTAATTCCGATTTGATTTGCAATTTGTGTAATTTCCATTAAATTATCTAAACCCGCTACTAACTTTCTTATAAATTCACGCTTACCTTGTGGGAGTGACATCTTATTGTGTATAAAGATAAAAAACGCACCTAGGGTAAGATGACTGATGTATTTGAATTAAAAATTATGATTAGCAAGGTACTTCTTCCAAGAATTAGAAAACTTGAAGAAGAACTTGCGTCATTACGAAAACATACGTGGCCGTATGTACAGGCAAAAAAAGAATCTCATCAACTTGACGATATCGAGGCGAAGGCGGATTTTCTTAAACATCTCGATGAGGACACAGTAGTTGAATTATTGAGGGCAAAGGTAAAACTTAGTAGAAATAGTGGATTTCTAACCAGAGAATATGATATGATTTCTAATTTACGAAATAATTTTTGTTGATCTATAGTAGATGATACATTCAAGTGATGAACCTATGCATATTGTGGCTCTCATATGCCTAATCATATGTATATTTATTACAGGTAGTGGCACCACGACCATTTTACAGATGCCCCTAGTACCACAAACTGGGTTAATGGCAGCTTGTTGTTGTTTATCTTGTATATCTTCAACAACTACTGTCGCAAAAGATATACAAAAACGTTAAATTAGAAAAAATCATCAGTCCTGTACATATTTACAGTGAATGAACCAGTCTTTCCCATTACGGTGACTGTTTCATTTCCGTATAGCTCTTGGCATCCAATGTCTTCCATACAGTCCCTCGCATTGTGGGAGACTGACACTGGGTATAAGTTTTCACCTCCGGTGGTGGTGTAGTAATTGTAGCGATCACGGCGACCACGTACCTCCTTACCATAGAGAGGGAGAGTCTCATCACCATTCGTGATTAAACCCATCTGTTGCATGTGACCAGGCTTGTATTGTTTAATGGGTGGACCCCTAAATTCAGGTTCTTGGGTGTGACCACGACGAGTGGGTACTGGTCGAACAGGCACTGGAACAGCTACTTCTACTGGGACCTCGACAACTTGGGGGTTGTAGAACATGTAGCCTACAGCCGCGACAAGTACGACAACCGTCAATAGCAATAATTGAGTTTTTTGCTTGTTCTTCATATACTATACTTAAGGAAAATGTTTGAAGTAAATCTATGGATAAATTGAAAATATTTAATGAATTTCTTGGTAGAGGTGAAGCTTATGAAACTTTAGAATATTTCAACGAAGGTTTCAACAAAGGTTGGCAATTTGCCGGATATTCGCAGGCGCCATCTCCGAGTCCTACATTTTGGCATATGAAACTGTCTGATGAAAAGTTATTTAGTGAAAAAATTTTTAAAAAAATAGAATCAAAAACAAATAAACGTTTTACATTATTAGATGTATACGCAAATGGACAAACAAATGGTCAAGATGGAACTTGGCATATAGATGACAATCAAGATGGAACTTATACATTTTTATTATACATGACTTGTAATCCAATTATAGAATCCACCAATTATAACACAATCGGTGGATATACAAATTTTGATATAGATGGATTAATTACAAGTGTTGAACCATTTACAAATAGAGGTGTGTTATTTAGATCTAACATCACCCATCGGGGTTTGGCACCACAAAAACCCAATATACTTCGCATTTCTATAGCTTATAAGTTAAAAGAAATTACATAAGAAAGTATATGAAGGTCTTGGCGATCGATATAGGATACCATAATATGGGTCTAGTTCTTACCGAATTTGAAGATAGCCCAAAAATTGATGTGAAGTACATGAAAAAGGTAAGTCTCGAAGACTACAAATATCTACGTTCAAACGATTTTGTTGACCTCATCCCTTTATTTGTTGAAGATCACCAAGATATATTCGATTCAGCTGATAAAATACTTATAGAGAGACAACCACCCGGAGGTTTCACAAATATTGAGATTCTATTAAATTACATGTTCAAAGATAAGGTTGTTTTAATTTCACCTGTGAGCATGCATATGCATTTTGGTATGAGACACTTGGATTATGAAGAGCGAAAAGAGAGAACTGTGCGACTAGCTGAAAAATATATGGATTATGAGATTCCATACGAAAGAAAACATGATATAGCGGATGCTTTTTGTATGATTGTATATTACAACTTCAAAGTTACAACTCATATTTTTGATAAATTCAGATTTAAAGATAAAGAAACACAAGATAATATGATACTCACATTCTCAGATAAGGAAAAGAATGATAAAGTTAAATCTAGACCACCAGGTCAAATATTTGTATTAGACAATATCTTTTCGGATGACGCGTGTTTAAAAATGGTTGAATACATAAAAAACAATGTTGATACTGAATCAAAAAAAAATCAAACAGATATAAATGTAAGAGCTGATTCAATAATCTTGAATAAAAATCAGAAATGGTATGAGATTATTTCAACCACTTTATCAAATGTAGGAATGAATATTGCTGATAAATACTATATTGGAGTATGTACTATGAGCAATAGGGGTATTTCAGATAACATTTCATTAAGAAGGATTTATGGTGCGACAAAATGGCATATAGATGGTCCTGTTAGTGATACTTCAAATGAAAATGCTAGATTTCAAGTTAAACAACAGAGATGTATGTCGGTAGTTGCCGCCTTAAATAGTGATTATGATGGTGGTGAGCTCATATTTCCATGTCAAGACATTAAAGTGAAATTGAAAAAAGGACAGGTTATTCTTTTTCCACCTAGTTGGACTCACCCACATTACACAGAAGAACTAAGAAATGGAACGTTTAGATATACGATTAATACATGGTTATCAATTTAAATTCTAAGTTATATTTAAATGCCAACAGCTAAACAACTCCAGAACGCAAAGAATAAATTAAAAAAGACTCCTAAATCCAATGGTAACAAACCTGTTATACCTACAGCAGCTCTTCTTCGTTTAATTGCTGCCGACCCCAGGATTCAAAGGAATCGTAATTTTATGAAACAAGTTCAAGAACTCGTCAAGAAGAAGTAGTTTTACCTTTGAGTGTTACTTTTAGTTCATCAAAGAACGTGTCGAAAACACCCAATCTATACTGAACAAATGCCCAAAGTGCGAAAAATATAGTCTTCGTCATCTTATTTACATCATTCTCTTCCATTTTGTAAATTGGACCCACTAACCTGCCCATAAAAGTTTCATCCTTCGATTTACCAGTCATTGCAATCTCCGCTTGGGTTAATGCACATGTATCATCGTTCACTGACCAATGATAAAAAATGAATGGTATAACCATCGAGTAAAACTCAAGATTTCTACGATTATTCGTGAAAGGTACAATCAAAATCATGAGTAAAAAAATAACGTGTAGTGCGAAAATTATATTCATTTACTATATACAATGGTAAAAGAAAAAATTGTATGGAATGATCAGCACGAAATTATATTACGACAATGGGGTGAGGCCTGTGCGTGTTATAGGTTTATGCATCATAGATCATATTTACTCTATAAAGATCTGAGTATGAAATTTACCTTACCCGTCATTGTACTTTCAACTATTACAGGAACAGCTAACTTTGCACAATCTACACTCCCCCCCAGTATTCAACCCGCTGCACCATCGGTTATAGGTGGTTTGAATTTAATTGCAGGACTGATTGCGACTATCATGCAATTCTTAAAAATTAACGAATTAATGGAAAATCACCGAACTGCGGCGTTAGCTCATGGTCTATTATCTAGAAATATTCGACTCATGTTAGCGATATCACGTGATGAACGTAAGAAGGATGGTTTGAAATTTGTTGAAGACTGCAAGACTGAATACGACAGACTCTTAGAACAATCTCCATCAATTCCTAAACAAATAATGACAGATTTTGATAAAGAATATCCACTTGATAATATTTTTACAAAACCTGAAATTCTTAATGTGCGTTCAATTCCAATTCTCAAACTTCCCAAGACTATTGAGCCAATTGAAGCTATAACTAAAAATACACCTCTCGAGCGTGTCGGTAAATTTCTTTCTAAATCGAAAACACCACCATCAAGTGAAGCTAGTGAAGAATCTAATCTAGATGAAGTTGAGGAGTTAGAGGAAGAAGAGACAGACGTCGAGCAAGGTACACCAAAAGAATAAACATAACCACATTGGTAAGAACTCCACATGCAACGTATGGTAAAATTTTCCTTTTTAAAGGTTCTACGATACGTTTATGTAGTGCGTCATTTTCAAGCACTAAATCTATGGCCTGATTAGTAAGATCATCAATGGACTCTTTCATTAAAATAGTTGAGCAAAAAAAAGAAGAGATAAATACCGTGACAACAATTCACACGAAACAGATCAAACTCATTCGTAAGTATCTAGATGAAAGAAAGAATGTATTCATATGTGGGGGATATGGTGTTGGTAAATCATATATTCTCGAAGAAGTGTTGAAAGGTTTAAATCATGTTGAACTACGAACCGATCATCTGAAAAGTAAATCACCATTTCTGGCATTTATTAAACCTTCTACAAAACATGTGTTTATTGAAGACTATGATCCAGTGTTTAAACCTATCATAGAACAAGTTTCGGATGGCAATCCTCTAACTCGTGGTTCATTGTTGGTCACTTCTGTAAACATGTGTATGTATCCAAATTTCGAAACAGTGTTTATCCCTAGACATAAACCAGATACATTACTCACACTTACAGAAGATAGGGGTCCCAAGGCTGAGAATGCGGCGTATAGATGTAATGGTAATATTCGAAACTTTTTCACTTATCTCGACGGATATGATGAAATGGACGTTTTCAAAACACCGAAAGAATTTATTGCTGAAGTACTATCAGATCCTAATCCTATACCTATTCATGATAGTATACACGAACATGGACACATGTGGGATATTTTTCAAGAGAATTACATTAATTCGGATGGTGTAAATGTTTTAAAAATTACAGAATCATTTTCAATGGCTGATCACTACGACAATCATATATACAAATATGGTAATTGGAGTCTCATGCCTTATTTTGTGTTACACGCCCTCACGATACCAAAGAAGTGTTTAGGTGAACCACTCGTGAAGGATAAAATTAGACCTGGGAGTTGTTGGACTAAACTTGGCAATTACAAAATGAGAAAGGGTAAATTTGAGGAAATTAAGAAAAAATCAAGAATGGGATTGGGGATTGAAGAATTGTGTCTATTGAAGAAATATGCAGAGAAAGGAGACCTAAGTAAGTTGGTAGATTATGGAATCACACCTCAGGACTTCGACGTCATAAATCACCTCGCTGTTGGAAGTGGCTTAAAATCAAGAGAAGTAACAAAAGTAAAGAAGGCTCTAAAGAATGTCTACGAAGGATGAAGAACCTGAAACTGAAGAATGTGTTAAGGTTATTGGGAACGAAATCCTCTTCTATGCTGACGTCGATCGGGAAAATGCTCTTGACTTCGTCGAGAAATATAAAAAATTGGAGATCGAACTTCTTAAAAAGAAAGCTGAACTCTTTGGGTATGAACCCCTAATTAGGGTTCATATCATGAGTGAAGGTGGAGACATCTTTGCTGGTATGACGATGATGAACACTCTCGAATCCTCCCGTGTGAAGGTTGTTACCATCGCCCAAGGTTCTTGTTGCAGTGCAGCTACATTCATGCTTCTTGGGGGTTCTGAGAGGCGAATCGGGAGGAACGCATACGTCCTCATTCACCAGATTTCTACAGAAATGTGGGGTAATTTTCAGGAACTTAAACATGAGCTGAAATCAACGGATAAGTTTATGAGGATGCTCAAAAAGATGTATCTTGAAAAAACATCTATACCAGAAAAGATGCTAAAAAAACTTATGAAAAAGGATATTTACCTTACCCCAAAAGACTGCGTCAAGTATGGAATCGTCCACGCTCTTGAGTAAGTGTAACTGAGCGTCGATATAGAGCTAGTACACATAGAATTATAAATATTATACAAAACGTGTTTAAATTTAAAGGCAACGTTGTGCTTTCTGGAGGCCTAAGTCGCTCCATTCTAGCGTAATTAACAACTGGTAATCCAGACATCTATTTAAAGTTGAGAAATTAATTACTCCTATAATGGAACGCCTTATCAAACAAGACAAACACAACCGCGACCGCTACATTGACATCAAAGTTGAGGACTTGAAGAATGGAACTGCAGACATCGTGAAGATCTCTGGCATTGTTGGGAGTGACAAGTTTTCTGAGTCACGAACCAACGTCAAGACTGGTTATGAAAAGGCTCTCAAGAGAGCCCAAACCATGTGGAACAATGAGCACACTAAGTGCAACCAAGTGTTGCCTATGCTCGCCAACAAGTGGGAAGATCGCCAGAAATACATCTCTGAGCCGTTCTACGTTCAACCCAAACTTGATGGTGTTCGCCTACTCGTCTCCAAAGATGGTGGCATTTCAAGAACTGGAAAGATCATCCCCGGAACTGAGGTTCTTGGTAAGGGTCTTGAGCCGGGTCAATATGTTGATGGTGAAGCCTTTGACCCTAACCTCAACTTTGAAGAACTTACGAGTACTTTCAAGACTGACCCTCTGAAGCTCAAGTTCCATGTGTTCGATTTCTTTGATCTCAAGGCTGAAGCCCTCGCCAGGGATAAGATGACCTTCGAGCAACGCTGGGAGTATGTCAAAGAAGAAATCTACAATCCTCATTACGAATATGTCAAAACGACACTCGTAAAGTCTAAGAAGGATCTTCCTCTCGTGCATCAGAAGCATGTTGAAGAAGGGCATGAAGGTACCATGATCCGTGACCGCTTCAGTGTCTATGAGGTTGGTCAACGAAGCAACTATCTCCTCAAGCACAAGGATTTCCAGACCGAGGAATATGAAATCACTGGTGCAAAGACTGGTCACGGTCGTGACGCAGACGCAGTTGTTTGGGTATGCAAGACCCAAGATGGTCGGGAATTCAATGTCAGACCTGAGGGTACCATCATCCAACGTGAGGAGGACTACAAGAACCACAAGAAGTACATCGGAAAGATGCTTACAGTGCGTTTTCAAAACCTTACCGCGATTGGTGTTCCCCGATTTCCCGTGGGTGTTGTAATTAGAGATTATGAATAATGTTTGTAATAAATAAATGAACAGGGTCGCAATTGATATCGATGAAGTCTTAGTAAAATTCCTCTTTCCCATGGCAAATCACCACCATCAAGTTCACAAATTGTGGAGTAAACCAAAATATAGAT